TGTTGAGCTGTTAGTGCGTTAGTTGACATACGAACGCCTTCAACGAGTGAACCCGCGAAGCCGAGGTTGTTGTAACGCATAAAGTTGATCTGAAGACCTGGTGCAACTCCTAGTTCTGTCTTCTTAACAGCGAACTGTTCGAAGCGAAGAATAGGCATTGACTGGAAAAGGATTTCCTTTGACCAGATGGTCTGAATTGCTTGTGTAAGCTGGCTGTTAGAGCCAGAGTACGCTGTAGGTGCTGCGGCTAAATTGCCGGTACCTGTTACGGCTGATGCCATGTCGGTTTTACTCCTTAGTTAGTTTTTAATTGATTAGGTAACTTCTTACCCGAAGATTCCCTTGCCTCGGTCAGATGCTGATTTACCCAGCAACTTACCTCGGTATTTTGCGTATTCGGTAACCGACATTGCGGCAATCTGCTCCGCAGTAAACGAGTTTTGCTCCATATTAGTGTCCATCGGTCCGGATGGAGGCGCTGTTACACGACTCCCAGTCATTTCTTTACGGGCATTCTGCATTGCAGATTGCGCCGATTCCAGGATTCTTGAAGATCGTTCTCTAAGTCCTGTAATACTTTGTTCAATCTCTTCAGGGGTATTTCCTGAGATGAGATCTACGAGCTCTGGCATGATGTTGTCACGCTCATCTTCCAAGCGGCGTGTGCGATACTCAGTGAGTTCCGCATATTGACGCTCACGCTCAAGAAGAGTGAAAGCACGTTCACGCTCTAAGCGCTCCGCTTCCAACTTTTGAGCCCACTCTACTTCTTTTGCCTCAAGAAGTTGACGAACATCCATCTCAGCTTCTGCCTTTTTCTTGGCTTCTGCTTCTGCCTCTGCTGCACGAGCTGCAGCTTCTGCAAGACGCTCTTCACGTTCCTTCTTAAGAACAGTGAGTTCTTCCTTTAAAGAATCTATCTGCGGATAGAGCTTAGATTTCTCTTGCTCTCTCACACGCTTTAGATCTTCTTCGCTATAGGCCTTGTCTGTCAAAACCTGCTCTTTTGTTTCTACTACTTTACTTTCTGTTGCTACTGGAACATCGGCTAGAAAAGCTGCCTGTGCTTCAGGTGAATCAACAAGATTTGTTGTTTCTGACATACTTTTTTTCCTTAGGTTTAAGAGGTCGTTGTCCGATTTAGTGCCACGATGACCTGCGGATTATTAGGTGGTAATAGGCTTTCAAACTATTGCTAGTTTGTCTGCCTAAACTTGTTATTCAGGTTTATCCGGATCTGGAGTCCTCTTTTGAGGAATCTTTGTTCCGTATGCTTCTGTAACAAGATCAACTTGAGTCTGCTGTAGTTCTTGCAGTACTCCTTCTTCTAGAGGAGAAATAACTCCTGGCTGGCCGGTAGGTCCTGGCCCGATACCTTGACCAGGGTCTTGTCCTGGAGGTGTGGTTCCATCTGGCAAAATTCCAGTTAAAGATGCGATAGATGATGCAATCTGGTTCTTTACCAGCTGTAGGGCGCCATCTGCCTTAGCGTCGGCAATTAACTCTGCTCTAATTTCTTCAAGCTTTTCGTCTGGGAATTCTTCACCAAGTTGACGCAAAGCACCTTCACGGCTCTCAAGACCCATAGCCATCTTACTTTGAATTTCATTAAGAACAATTAGCTTATCTAATGGGAGTGGAGGTGGGAAGTGTACTTTAGATTCATAAGTTGTTGGATCTTCAAGATCTAGGACTGGAAGTTGATTTGCCTTTATTGGACCATTCTTAAGTTGATCCCAAACAAAAACTTCTGGTTCTTTAAATGCAAGGGTGCGAAGAATCAAGCTATTTATCTGCTGCATTCCTTCGCCGTATTGAATCATCTTCTGTTGATAACGATTCATCAAAGGTTGGTACTGAATAGATAGGGCTACACCTGAGGTGTTTGAAATAGGCTGTACTTGTCCTAGAGCAGTCTCTGGAACTCCAACCATTTCATGCATGGCTGTCTTAATGATCTTTAAGTATTCCATAGCGCCTTGAAGACCTTGACCGCCACCTTCTAGGTTAAATACTTGTGCATCCTTTGGAAGACCGCCCCATACTTTCTTAGGCCCCTTTTCTAGGGATGAAGCTTTAGCTCCTGTAATAACAGTAACGGGTGCAGCGTGGTAATTAATAATGTCTGCTACATCTGTAGCAACTTCGTTGTAGTTGCGGTTTAGAACGATAATGTCGTGGCAATCAGATAAGCCCCAAGGAGAGCCAGATACACGAACATTTGCAATATGAACGATAGGGACAATGCCAATAGGGTTTGGACGAGAGTCAATTAACTCATCATTAATGTATTCTTCAATACGATCATCAGTAAGAATTTCTGTGTAGGTATATACCTGACGAGTACCTTCTAAAGAGGTACCCCAAAAACGATACTTAAGCTTAAAACGAATTAGGCGTGAACGATCATGTGGGTGAAACTCTGGAAAACAAAAAGACGCATTGAGAGGAAGAATACGAACACGTCCTGGGTGTCGATGGCCTGTAGAATCTTCATAGGCTTCTTCATAAGCTACTTTAACAAAACAATCTCCGGACACTCCGCCTTGTTGTCCCATTTCCCACATAACAGAATATTTATCATTATCTACTTCCCAAACTCTTTTAAGAGCGTCAGGGACTACTGATTCTGTTTCTGCTGGGCTTCGAAAAGATGCTCCACGACCAAATGTAAAGTTAATTATGTAATCTGTAAATGCACGATAATAATTGTAAACCATTTGTGATTCGCCTATTTCACGGCGATAAGACCAATGATGTCCTAGATACATTGCCCAGTTAAGAGAATAGCGATTTAATCTTGGACCATGTACTTCAAATTCTTCATCTGCTAGTTCTACTAAACCAAGCGGAGAAATCGAGATGGTTAAATCAGATGACGCAGCTCTGTAACTGGGAGGTGAAAAATCAATACCACCAGCCATTATTCACAACTCCCCATCTTAATTTTTAAACCCCTTTGTTTTCCTTCTCTTTTTTCTACTTAGAAATAATATCTAAGTAAAGACTCCCAACCCCGGAGAAGGGGTGCGGGGTTGGGAGCCTCTACAGTCTACTATACTAGTCTGCTACTTGAGCAGGGTTCATGCGTTGATAGCGCCCACCTGAACGCACAACCTCTTCAATAACTACCTGTGAGTGATCACCGAAGTTACCTTGGTTGAATTCTGCGTTATAGACTGGGGCTTCTGGCCATGCGGCTGAGCCGACATGTGCACGTTGCTTCATTGTTTCTTCTGGATACTTTTCAAACACGTTAACATTGTGGTTTGGACGACCAGCTGGGGTGTCATATCCTTGATCTAGACCCAACTGAAAATCTGTTGGGACGTCTGTGTCAGTTGCAATACCTTCTTCAAAACGAAGTGGTCCACGAAGACCAGGTTGTGCAGGTGACATCTTTCTTTCATATGTTGCTCCAACTTTCTCAGGGAACTGAGGGGTTGGGGCAATGTTTTCTACTGCCATGTTTACTCCTTATGCATAGGGATTGAGGGTCCTCAGGTATAAGTCTCTACCTTAAGGCTTCTTTTTAAATGCTAAATTAAGAAAAAAATGGTGAAGCACTTACTTCAACCGTAGGCATAACCATATCCTGGGTCATGGCACAGGCGATTGCTAAAGAGTCCACAAAGTCGTCGTGGGCGTGGGCCTCGTCCGGGGCAGCAACTAAAAAGTTGGGCCCTTTATACTGGACTTCGGCATCCGTCATTTGTTGGTAAAACTTCTTCCAAATACGTAAACGACGTGTTTTTGCGTGTGCAGGCCAAGAAACCATTTGTCTTTGAATTAGGGCCTGTAGATGTTTCCAGCGTTTAGATTGCTCTGAGGGACTAGAGGTAATTGGAACTACTTCAGCTCTAGGCATCAATACTTTCAGTCTACCGGCAACAGCATCTCCAACTCCGTTAGAGTCCACCCCGATAGCCAAAACGTCGTAGTTTTCTAGGAAGTTTACTATCTGGAAATATTGCTCTTCCCAGTCATCCCCCTGGATTTCTAACCAGTTTAGAACACGATGGTCATAATAACCAAACTCATCAGGACGATCCCAATCAACCCAGACAACAGTAACAACCGTAGAATCCATTTTTCTAGCTGGGTCAATGCCAACAACGACTGGAGACCTATGCCAGCTTTTAACAAGCTCTTGGGACGTATCCCCCAAATCATCCATAATAGAAGAAGTGAGGAACATACCGCGTTCCAAAAGCCACTTACAGTTGTACGACATCTGGAACTCATCTGAATCTTCTCCTACTCGTAGCATTTCTTTTTTAATAAACTTTTCATAATTAGTATTAAATTTTGCAACATCTCTCCAGTCCCATTGGAAATGGTTCTGTTTTGAAGACCTACCGGTTTGTCTACGCTTGTTTAATTGAATAGCTCTATAGAAGTTATTCTTAGAAGTGGTAGGTGTTCCAGTCTTAACAATGGTGGCGTTGTAGTACGCACCCATAGGAGCAATAGACTTTGAGACTACAAAGTCGTCAGCTTCTTGACACTCATCAATAATAATTAAATGAAACGACTTAGATTCAATCTTAGCTCTAGGGTTAGCTGTCATCATCATTAGGGTTGACCCTGAGTTCTTTAAACGTATGTTACGAATAACTCCAGGGCTTTTAGTTGCCATGTCGTCGATCTCTGGGTCCCCAAGAACT